TTAAACCCTTTTGGCAACCAATCTTTGATTCATTTCCTAATCCTAATGTCCATTTCACAGCTAAGTTGTGTTACATGGGTAAAGAGTTTAGTGCAGATGGTTCATCAAGAATTGAATGTGTTAGATTTTTTCCTAGCGAATTAAACAATGTCAATGGTATTTACATTGAATTGTACAACTGGGATCAACAAGCATATCATACAGGACATAGAGTTTTGTATTATTTGCCTCATGACCCAGCTTGGAAAACAAAAACAGAAGTTTACAAAGAAGTATCTGTAAATCCTACATCTGCAAAGTTCACTTCCACTTATGCAATGAAGCTTACAGATCTTACTTTGATTAACCAAACAAGTGTTAGTTCAGCAGTCCCTATCATTTCTGCACCAGAAACAGAAGATTCATTATTCAGTGAAGATTTGTTGACTGATGCATTTTTAGAGATGGATGATGATCATTACACAAAAATGACAATAAGAGATTTGTACTGTATGTTACAAAACGTCCCAATGAGTAATAAAAAATGGTTAAATGCATTAATTGAAAAAGGTAAAGTATGGCAGAAAAAGTAAAAGAAGAAGCTGAGTTGTCTCTTCCAACAAACAAAATTGCATCTGCATCTCAGAATCCATCTAATCTAATTATCTTCAGTAAACCTAAAGTGGGTAAAACAACATTGTTAGCTCAGTTAGATAACTGTTTGATAATGGACTTAGAGAAAGGTTCTAAGTTTGTTGATGCAATGAAAGTAGAATGTGAAAGTATTGCTGACATTGTAAAGTGGGGAACCCTAATCCTCTCCAAGGGGCGACCTTACAAATACATTGCTATTGATACAATCACAGCATTGGAAGAAATGTGTATTCCCTATGCAGAAGAACTGTATAGCAAAAGTTCAATGGGTAAAAACTGGTTCACAGAAGGTAAACCCAAGTATGGGTCAATCTTAAATCTTGCTAACGGTGCAGGTTATCCCTGGTTGCGTCAAGCATTTGAAAAGATTATTGCATACATCAAAACTCTTGCTCCACACGTAATTCTATTAGGACACATTAAGGACACTCTATTAGAGAAAAATGGTGCAGAATTCACCAGCATGGATCTTGACTTAACAGGTAAACTAAAAAGAATTACCACTTCAAGTTCTGACGCTATTGGATACTTGTATCGTAAAGGAGATAAGAATATCTTATCTTTCAAAACAACTGACGAAATTGCATGTGGTGCAAGACCAGCACACTTGCGTAACCAAGAAATTGAAATTTCTAGTACAAATGAAAAAGGCGAGATTATCGCTGACTGGTCTAAAGTATTTATTGATTAATTTTTAAAAACAAAAAGAAATGTTTAAAGCATCAAATTTCAACCCTAACGCGGGTTCTTCAGTATCAAAGATTATGAATCCTGGTACTCACTATTGTCGCATCACTCAAATCAAATTGGAGACTCCTCCATACAAGACTGATGCATATAATGTTGCAATCACTCTAGAAGGTATTGACAGAGGTGATGATTTTGAGGGTCTTGCAGTTGACAAAAACAATCCAGCGTTGGGTAACTATCGTGGACAAGTAGCAACAGTAAGTGCAGGTCGTTATCCTTTCTCTGATTATACTTACAACGGTAAGGAAATCAAGCGTGATGATCAAATCTTCCGTTGGATTAACAACCTTGCAAAACAAATGGGTGTGTTGAATAAAATGAATGAGGCAGGTGTAGAAGCATCTACTATTGAAGAGTATGTAGCAGCATCTTCTAGATTCTTAATCAACCCAGAGTTATGGGGTCATTTCACTATTGGTGGTCAAGAATACTTTAAAGAAGGTTATGATACTCCAAATTATCGTTTGTTCTTCCCTAAGAATGAAGGTATCAAGTTTGCATTCAGTGCATTAGAAGATGCAGATCGCAAACCATTGAACTTCATTCCATATAACAGTGAAGCTCACATCATCAAGAAACCTGTTACTGAACCAACAGAATCAGTAGACAGCTTTGGTTTGCCAGGTAGCACGCCAACAGCATCAGGATTATCAGACTTAATGTTGTAATTTTTTAAAATAAGTGGGGATCACATCTGGTGGTCCCCTTCTTTTTTATTATGTTTTCAAGCAAGAATTTTATCCATAATGTTTATCAAGTACCCAGTACATGGATATTTGAAACATATCTAGGTCTTGCTGAACCATTGTCTGGTCAGCGAGTTAGGATGAATAGCATATTCAATCCTGCTGACAAAAATCCATCAATGTTTTTATACTATGACAGAGACAATAATGTGTATAAGTACAAATGTTTTTCTACTGGTAAAGGTGGCAGCGCAATAGAACTTATGATGCAAATATGGTCATGTACTTTTAAGCAAGCTGCTATGAGGATTACAGATGACTACACTGCATTCTTAAAGTCTGGTAAACGCTGTGATACTAGAATCATAGAACATAGTACCTGGGTAGTTAATGACTATACTCTCAGAAAGTGGTCCAAAGCAGATGCTACGTTTTGGACTCAGTACAACATCAATTCTAAAATCTTAGAAGATCATAACGTAAAACCCATTGATAGGTACACAATGACAAAGAAAACTTCTGATGGAACTCCAGAACAAGAATTTATAGTATCTAGTAAAAACTTGTATGGTTACTTTACAAAAGAAGGTGTTCTGTATAAGATTTATCAACCCTACAATAATGATCGCAAGTTTATAAAAATCTGTGATTACATTCAAGGGTTAGATCAGTTACAAGGACACAAACATCTAATTATTATATCTAGTCTTAAAGATTTAATGGCGTGTAAAAGTTTGCCACATCTTCAAATTGATCTTATTGCTCCTGACAGCGAGAATACCATATTAGATAAAAATCTAATTGAAGACTTAAAAGACAAGTACGAAGCTATAGTAACAATGATGGATAGTGACCAACCTGGTATTAATAGTATGCAAAAGTATAAGGAGTTATATAATCTTCCTTTTGTATATTTACCACAAGAAAAAGATCTAAGTGATATTATCAAAACACAAGGACCTAACAATGCATTGCAGTATTTAGCTCCTGTGTTACATAGATCACTAGATAAATACAAAGAAAATGAACAACTGGATATTAGCAGAGTCTGGTAAAGAGATCACACACATTGATCAGTTACCAAATCATGAAGCCTTAGTAGGTTTTGTGTACAAGATTACTAACATGAAAAATGGTAGAATCTACATTGGACAAAAGAGTTTATATAACATAAGGAAAAAGAAAGTCACCAAGACTGAAAAAAGACTTACTGGAACTCGTAAACAGTTCAATCGTGTTGTAAAAGAATCAGACTGGATGCTATATCATGGTTCTTCAAAAGAACTCCAAGATGACATTTCAAAAATTGGAAACAAGTGGTTCAAGCGTGAGATAGTAGAACTATGTCGCAGCAAAAAGTATTTGTCATACTGTGAACTTTCTTGGCAAGTAAAGTTAGATGTCTTAAAAACAAATAGTTACAATGGTAACATATTAGGACGCTACTTTGCAAAAGACATGGAAAATTAAACCCATAAATTATGATTTTAACAAAAGAACAGCAAAAAAGAATGGACCAGTTTGAGTCCTGGATGGAAAGACTACATCTGCAAACATTAACAGATGAGTTAAAGAATGACATCATTGAAGAAGTACAAGCACTTATTGAAGAACTTGAAGAACTTAAAGACTAATGGCAAAAATTAAAGACTACCTAAACTCCTCACTGATTAACGCAGTGGTGGACCAAATCAAGAAAGACCTTGAGGATACGGATGAGACTGCAATATGCGAGCTTCTCAGCTTTATTCCTGAGAAGAACCTAATCAACTTCCTACCAGAAGAACAGTGGTCACAATTTAAGAAATAACTATGGCATCATCATTAACCAAATCTTTTATTGCACCTATCTCTGTAACAGAGAGAATGCAAAGAGAAGAAGACTTCTTTAGTAGAGGTTTTCTTATGTCATATTCAGGACTGAACAAATTGTTATACAGTCCTGCAGCATTTTATCAGCACTACGTGTTGAAACAGAGAGATGACTCTCAAGATCAAAACATGATTGAAGGTTCGCTAATACACTGTTTGTTATTGCGTCCTACAGAATTTGACAACTTTTTTATTATATCTATACAAGATCCTCCTAGTGAGAATCCTAAAAAGGTACTTGACACTTTATTTAATCATTACAAAGAACTAAAAGCTTCTGGAGATACCCGTACAGAATTGTCACAGTTTGAAGATGCTATACTGGATATCTTACGTGATATGAACCTGTATCAGTCTCTGAAGACAGATGCACAGCGTTTAGAAAAAATGATTAATCTACGTCATGATGAATATTGGAGATACCTTACAGGAATGGAAGGTAAGACAGTTATTGGTCAAGACACTTATGATTTCTGTAAAGCTGTAGTAGATCGCATCACAAGTAACTATAATGTCATGGACAAGATGGGATACTTTGGTGATGTATTCAATCAGATTACTAAACTCAACGAGGTAGAACTATTTATGTCAGATGACAAATATGAGTTCAACCTACGTGGTATTATTGACAATATGGTCTTTGATCCTCTAGCTAAAACCGTGAGAATCAATGACTTAAAGAAAACTAGCAAACCATTGACAAGCTTTAAGGATAGTATTGACTACTATAATTATTGGTTACAAGCTGGTATGTACTATATACTTGCTGAGAATTATATTAAATCTCAAGAAGTATACAAAGATTGGAAAATTGAGTTTAGGTTCATTGTAGTAGATCCATACATGCAAATTGCCCCTATTGCTATTAGTAAAGAGACAATGGAGCAGTGGGTTACACTTACTAAGCAAAAACTAGATGAAGCAAACTATCACTTTGTCAATCGCAATTTTGATTTACCCTATATTTATTTAACCGAGAGAGAGTTAACCTTATGATATCAGAAATCTACCGTAAGTATTTTCAAAAATCTTACACATTCTTGTTTCCTTTATTAGGATTTAATAAAAAGAAACACCCAAGACCTATACAAACTTATGTATCATGGGAAGGTCAAGTGGATATTAGTGAAAGAAAACTAATATGTGTGTATAAGCGTGAGGATACTGACAAATGGAGAACTTTTGAATCTGACGTTCTGGTCACTAACAAATACATGGATTATTGTCTACCCATAGATGATGAAACTGTAGCGTATGTTTTTGATCTGAATACCATGAAGCAGGATTTTGACGCCTGCATAAATGGTAAGTACTCAAAACTGAGTACTACTTGTAAAAAGATTCTGTGTGACTACTATGGAGTACATACTCCAGAATGGGTTTACATAGAATCTTTTATTTTTCCTGAGAAATATTTTGCAGTGTACGCCAATATCCTTAATATTGATGAAGATTTATTGAGGACTGTAGGTGAATTGTGTGAAGGATTCAACAGAGAAAAAGAAACTTTTATTAACCAACTAAATATTATAACAAATGAGCAAGTCAATGATGGCTTACAAAGCTGATTGGTATGGTACTGAAACATTCAGACTAATTCCAACAACACTAGATTGTCCTTATAATGAGGCAATTTATGATCCTAATACAAAAGTATTAGCAGTAATTGGTAAAACTCCTATGGAGAAAGCAGTAATGCTACCAAAGTTAAATGACAAAGGTTTGCCTACTCCTGTAAAAGGAACTGACCCAAAACAACAAATGTTTGTTGAAGAACGCAGAATCATGAGCACATTGTCTGAGTATTACTTAGATAACATTGATGACATTACTGTATTCATTCAAATGTTTGTTACAAACCCTGAACACACTTCAATTTCTAAAGCATTAGAAGCAATCTGATGAGGTCTCGTAGATTCTGGATAATGGACTATGAAACAATCTGTAATTCTTTTATAGCTTGTTTTGAAGATTATGACTCTGATGACAGAGTAATCTTTGAAGTTAGTCCCTTTAAGAATGAGATGCCTCAGTTTATTGAGTTTTTACTTGATTCTAAAGCAGCAGGAGATTGGCATTTTGGTTTTAACAATCTTGCATTTGACGCACAAATCACAGAGTATATCTTGCATAATGCTACAGGATTTTCTAACCCTGAACTTGATGGTGCTGCAATAGCAGATATTATTTATCAATATGCACAGTCTGTTATCCAGAAATCTAGAAATAATGAGTTTCTTGACTTTCCAGAGTTTAAACTTTCTATTCCTTGTGTTGACATATTCAAACTCAATCACTGGGATAACAAAGCAAA